AGTACTTTCTTTAATAATTTTTCAGCACCAGTTATTTCGCTTTTATCTTTTATTGCATTGCTATGGACTATTTTCCAACAGAACAAAAGTCATAACGTGTCGCTAGAAGAACTTAGGTTAACTAGGGAAGAGATAGAACTAACTCGGGACGAAATGGCTAAAGCAACAATCGCACATGAAAACCAAGCTTTCGCATTACAGGAACAAGTCGAGGATGCAAAAAATACAGCAATAGAGCAAAAGGATTTGGCCGAATTGCAGAGTCGTGCTACTCAGTTACAACAATTTGAAAATACATTTTATTCTTTATTGGCCGAGCATAATCAATTGCTTTTGCAAATATCAAATAATAAATATTTAGTTAATGTAGTTAATGAAGAGCGAGGTGCGCATAACACTGCAATGAGTACACTTAGAAGAGAATTATTATTAGACCCTAACGTGTGCAGATATTATCGAACGTTATATCAACTGCTTAAGTTTATAGCGAGAAACCACCCCGGGAATAGTGAGAAAACCTATAATAACGAATATTTGAATGGGTTGGTTTTAGAAGGGGAGAAGTCGTACTCCAGCCTAGTCCGTTCAACAATCCCAACGAATGTTCTCCTTGCTTTAGCTATTAATTGTGTTGATGGCTATGAAGAGACTCATGCGTTTCATAAGTATTTCTTATTAGTCGAGCGTTTTAACTTTCTAGAGCATTTGGTTTTTGCTAAGTATATTAATTATGCGAGAAGAGGGGGGTTTAGTGAAATTAGTCATCCAAATGTGTACTACACCATCCTTGGTACATACTCTAAGAAATCGTTTGATAAAAATGAAAGTTCTAAAGTACGACTCCAAGAGCTCGAGACGTTATTAGATAAAAAAGATGATGGGCTGCTAAGATTGATAGCTGCAAACCCTCCTAGGGAGAATAGTGCTCTTGATGTTTTGGTTAAACAACACGGCGATCAAGTATAAAGCGTTCGGGCATCAGTTATTAGTCTTGACATTCACCTTTTAAGGGTGCAGCATAACCACATTGCAAAGCCTCATCTAACCGATGGGGCTTTGTTGTTTCTGGTCATACATTAAAATTGAAGCGCCACTTTCCTTTGTGAAAGCGGCGCTTTTTTGTGGGTGCTCTATGCAAGAGAAAATTTCTTCATTTCTTACCTACCTCACCAGTTGCTTACTTGCGCTCACTGGCATGTTCTCTATACAAGATTGGGCGGCAATCATTGGTGTGATCATGGTGTTTATCACTTACTTCACTAATCGCAGAATCAAATTGAAAATGTTGGATGAGATTCGTAGGCGTCCAGTGTCGGAAGAACTGTATGAAAAAATTAGTCAGTAAAACCGTTTGTTCAGTAGCCGCCGTTCTCGCTATTGCCTTTAGTATTGCGCCTAACATGCAAACGAGCCAACAAGGGTTAGCGCACATTGCAAACCTTGAAGGCTGCCGAACCCAAGCCTACCAATGCAGTGCAAATGTATGGACGAACGGCCTTGGCCACACAACAAGTGTGCAGCAAGGTGATGTCGTTACCAAAGAGCAAATTGCTCACAACTTTATTGCTGATGTAAAAGCCGCTGAAAGAGTAGTAAATCAATCCCTTACTGTTGATGTCACTCAATCTCAATTCGATGTGCTTGTTAGTTTCGTCTTCAACCTTGGCGCTGGTAACTTTAATCGTTCAACCATGCTTAAGCTGTTTAACAAGAACCAATCACAAAAAGCGTGTCATGAGTTGCAACGTTGGGTCTATGTTAATGGAAAAGATTGTCGTACCCCTGATAGTCAATGTTCAGGGGTAGTCAAACGAAGGGCCATTGAGCAACAAGCTTGTTTAGAAGGGTGGTGATGATATGACTCGAATCAAGCTAATAGCGACGGTTGCTCTAGGTGCTCTGTTCTTAATTTCGATTATGGTCAACGCTTGGTTGTTTAGCGTTGTTGAAGATAAGAATACCGAGCTAGGCAGTTTGAATAGCCAATTAATACTCACTGCATCAGCTAATCAAAGCATGACCGAAACGGTTGATAGGGCTGAGCGAGACAAGCTATTTGCTCAGCAAGCCGCCGATGAAATGAAAGTTCAGCTTTCAAAGCGCACCGCGAAAACTAAACAAGTCGTCACTGTGATTCAAGAGGGTATCAAACATGAAAAGTGTGCTGATGTGCCTATTCCTGACTCTATCGATTGGGTGTACTACCACTGAGTACATCACCGAATACAAAGACCGGTTGGTGATTCCGCCAGCCGCTTATCTTACTCAATGTGATCAACCATTTTATGAGCCACCGAAAACCTATGGAGAAGCGGTAACCCGTGACCCTGTTTGGTTTTCTGCGTGGCGAACCTGTGCTGATCAACTTGACCTCATCAGGCGCTTTTACGGTTTTGATGTGACACCGCTTTAATCAATCAACAGTTATATCTACCACCACCAATGGCAAACCATGCTAGTGATTTGCAACGTCGTCGTGCGTTGCCAAGCTTCGGCTATTTAACAGCAGTGCCTACGGTGGTGACCACATTCCTTTGCGTTGGCTTCTCGCCGTCTTAACTCGTTAACAATGACCACAAAGCAGGTTGCTCTGCTTACTCCTTATGTGTGAGTGCGGGATAAGAATCAAAAAGAAGCAAGTCATGGGTGAGACTCCCTACATTACTGGAAACGTCAGCCATAGGCGGTAAGGGCGTGACACTCGGAGAGACGGGATTAACTGAGGCACAACAATGAATAATGAAAAGCGCCTTTGGAATTTAACGGAACTTGAAGCGTTCGATTATCACCGCTCAACCATTCGCAAAAAGCTCAAGAACGCAGGGGTAGAGCCAACGGCTTATAAAGGGTCAACACCACTTTATGATGTGGTTCAAGTCGCGCCTTATCTGTGCCAAGCGCCAGTTAAAGAAAGCAATGCACCAGATTTAATGGGCTTTAAAACGGCGGCAGAATTTAGGGCTTACATTCAAGCCCAAAACGAAAAACTCAAGTTCATGAAGGACACCGAAGATGTGGTGGATATTACCGATTATGAAAGTGAGCTAGGGCGTTGTATTACCGCGGTTAAGGGTTTCAAAACCACGGCAATTACACGCGTAGAAACGGCGATTACTGCGATAAACCCACAGCAGCTTGAAGAGCTAGAAAGGCTGTTTAACTTTGATTTACAGGCGGTAACCGATGAGCTTGAACAAGTTTGATGAATGCTTGGGTGTTAAGTTTGCTGATGCAGCGAAGATTCGTAGAAGGCTTGCGTACTTGTGTAAGCCTGAAGACAAAACGCCAGTGGAGGCTGCTGATGAAGGCTTGTGGATCTCTAACGGTACAGACGTAACCAAGTTTCTTTCTAGCCAAGTGCCATACATGCGTGAACCTATGGATTGCTTACCCCGCCGTATTTATGAAGCAACGATTTTGATGGGGCCAGCTCGTTCGGGTAAAACCAAAGCATTGGTCGAAGGTTGGGTTAACTACGCGGTGACTCAAGCACCTGGCGATATGTTGCTTATCTACAGTACCAAGAAGAAAGCAGAGGCGATGTCGAAGAAAGATTTGGCTCGTTGCTTTGCGGCCACCAAGGGGATCAGCAAGTTAAGAACGGGCAGAAAATCAGACGACAACCTGACTTATAAGCATTTCCTTAATGGCATGAACCTAAACCTAGATTCCGCGACTGAAAGCAGTTTGTCTGCTGAGACGTTTCGTTATGTCGGTTGTTCTGATTATGACCGAGACGATGATGGTGTTGGCGATGAGGGTGATAAGTTTCAGCTGATGCTTAAGCGTATCCAAAATGCCAAATCTTCGGGTATGGCGATGGCAGAAAGTTCTCCTGGTCGCTTGGTTCGTCAGCCAATCGATGAAGAGTTGCTTGGCGCACATGAAGCGCAGCCCTGTGGCGGTATTGCTGAACTGTACAACTTTGGTGATCGTCGTTGCTGGTATTGGCAGTGTGATGACTGTGATTGTTGGTTTCGACCTGTATTTGAAGTCATGCATTGGGATGAGAGCTTAAGCAACCCTCTAGAAATGGCAAAGTCAGCGCATATGAAATGCCCACGCTGTGGTCACAAGGTTGATGAGCAACAAAAGCAAGAGAAGAACTTAGCAGCGCGTTGGTTTCGCGAGGGAGCGATTGATCAATTCGGTGAAGAAGTTACTGATGAAAGTCTGATTAGACAATCTAAATGGGCGACTTTCTGGTTTGAAGGCCCTGCGGCTACCTATCAAAGTTGGGAAGGTATTGTTCTTCGATATTTGAGTGCTCAAGGTCAGTTTGAGAATAATGGTGACGAAAATAAGCTGATGACGTTCTACAACGTTGATGTGGGTCGCCCTTATATTTTGCAAACTCAAGGCAGCGATATTGGTGCTCATGAGTTGATGCACAAAGCGGTGGACCATCCTCGTTCTGTTGTGCCTGAAAATGGTCGATTTTTGATAATGAACATCGATGTTCAAGGCGGTAAAAAGAATGCGCGGTTTGTGGTTCAGGCTCAAGTGTTTGGCGTTGGCTTACAACGTTGGGTGATTGACCGTTTTGAGATTCTAACCAATCCAAACCGTAATAATGATCGTATTAATCCTGCTGTTTATTCAGAAGATTGGGATTTGATTATCGACCAGGTGATCAAGAAAACCTACCCACTAAGCGATGGCTCTGGGCGAGTGATGAAGCCAGTTCTCACGTTGTGCGATTCAGGTGGTTCTGGTGGTGAGAAGGATGGAAAGAAAACCTCTGTTACCGATTTTGCTTACCAATTTTACAACCGACTAAAACCAAAGAGCTTGGCTCACTTGTTCCGTTTAGTTAAAGGGGCGAGCAGAGACATAGATTCTTTAGTGAAAGAGAGTCACCCAGACAAACGAAGCAAGCTTGCTCATGGTGAAATTCCTCTACTTCTTCTTCATACCAATCGTTTAAAAAATCGGGTGGCCGCGAGCTATTCAAGGCTCGAATTTGGCTCTCGATACTTCCATTTACCTAAATGGGCTGAGCGCAGTTGGTATGAAGAACTGACTGCTGAGTTTATTAACCATAAAGGTGATTGGGAGTGTCCGGCGAATACGTCGAACGAATCTTTAGACCTGTGTGCTTACGCTGAAGCAGGTATGCATTACTTAGGTGGTGACGACATCAACTGGGAAAAGCCTCCGCTATGGGCATCTGAATCACAGATGAACCCAAATGTTGTTGATGCTGATGTTAAACCAGAGTTTGAACGTAAGGTTCAACGCAGATACAACCACTCAAAAGGTATTTTCGGATGACAGCAGTTTTACCTACAAATCTAGAACGCCTTGCTTGGTACATCGAAGCAGAAAAAAAGATCTTAATGCAGCAAGAAGTCACAACGGCAGAAGGTGAAAAGCTCACGTTAGCGAGCCTTGCAACGGTTCGGTCTGAAATAGAGCGTCTAACTCGTTTGGTTTCTCAAGAAGCAACCGGTGGTAGGCGCAACATGATTAGGAGGAATTACCTTGAGTAATCCGTTAAACCTATTCGACAGAGTGGTCGCTGTGTTTAGCCCTCAACATGGCTTAAAGCGGCTGTATGACCGTTCATTACTAAACAAATACACCGCTGCACTTCCTACTGACCCAAAGACAAAGCAAAAACGTAACTTCTCTAAAACCTCTTCCAATGAATTGAACAAAGGCGCTAAGGCTATTTATCAGCGTGCTCGTGAAGGGGATGAGAACAATCCGTTTATCACCGCGATATTAGATGAGCTGTGCGCAAACATTGTTGGCCCAAACGGAATTATGGTGGAGCCACAGCCACTTGATCATAAGGGTGAGGTTCATATTGAGTTTGCTCAAGCCATTGCTAAGTGGTGGGAACTGCATTCTCTTAAACAAAATATCGATAACGAAACCTCTCGAAGTGAAACCGAATGGTTAGCTTGTCGAACTTGGCTGCGTGATGGTGAAGTGTTTGGCCGCATGTATATGGGTAAGCATCCTGATTTGATTTATCCATCAACAACGCCTTTTGCGATTCAGCCTTTTGAGCCTCAGTTTGTGCCGAGACACATTACTGAACCGGAAGGCTCTGTGATGGAAGGGATTAAACGTAATTGGCTTGGTCAGGCGATCAGCTATTTGATTCAAAAAGATGCCCAGGGCTTTGAGTTCGCGGAGGTGGATTCATCGTTTATCTGCCATTTGAAGTTTACTCGTCGTCTGCATCAAAACCGTGGGGTTTCCATTCTTCACTCTACGCTTGATTTGATTTCACGGCTTGAGAGCTACGACAACTCGGAAATGGTTAGCGCAGAGATTGCTTCTCGCTTTGCCTATTTCATTAAGCGTGATCCGACTAGCCAGAATGATGAGATTGGGCGAAGTGATGACATTTTCCTTGGGATGGGTAATTCATTTGAGTTAGCACCAGGGGAAGATGCAGGGATTGTTGAGTCTAGTCGTAAAGAATCCATGAGTGCGCCATTTCGTAACGGTCAGCAAAAGCTAGTGAGCAGTGCGGTAGGGGTAAACAACTCGTCTGTTACTCGTAATTACGATGGGGCTTACTCTTCTAACCGACAAGAACTGGTTGATTCGTTTGCTCGTTACCGAGTGCTGCAACGAAAGTTTGTTCTGAGTTGGACGCGTCCTCAATATCGTAATGCGCTTTCTATGGCGATTCTGAACGGTGAGCTAAAAGTGCCAGCGGGTGTTGATGCTTCCAGTATTCAAAACGCGATTTATCAAGCGCCAGTGATGCCGTGGATTGATCCTAAGAAAGAGATGGAAGGAATAGAGAAGGGAACGCAGCTGTGTCTGTTCTCGCTTAGCCAATCGCAACGGGAACGAAACATTAACCCGTTATCGACTCGTAAAGAGATCCAAGCAGACCGAAAGCAGATGAATGAGATGGGCATTGTGAGTACGTCTGACCCGACTCATAAGATGGCCGAAAAAATCACAACCAACAAAAATGGTGATGGAGTTATGAATGCCTAAACCAACCGAAAAAAGCTGGTACACCCTGACCAATAGCTCAGAGGATAAACCCGCTCAACTCTATATTCATGGGGTGATTGGCAGCTACGAAATAGAAGCCATTCAACTCATTGAAGCCCTGCAAGCGATAGGTGCTAAAGACCTTGTCCTACGTGTTCATACTCGTGGTGGCGGAGTCTATGAAGGGATTGCACTTCATAATGCGATTAAAGCACACAAAGGCAAAACAACGGGCGTTGTTGATGGCCTCGTTGCTTCAATTGGTACGTATGTTTTGAACGCTTGCGACAATCGCCAAATGCCAGCTAACACTTCAATGATGATTCACAATCCTCAAATTGGAGCATGGGGTGAAGAGGCCGATTTAGAAGCGGCTATGCAGCAGTGGAAGAATTCACGCGAGCTGATTTCACAAGAATATGTTGATCGTTCTGGTGGTAAGAAAAGCCATGAAGAGTTTCTAGAAGCTATGCAAAAGGAAACCTGGTTTACCGCTGAAAAGGCGTTGGAATGGGGCTTGATTGATGAGGTGATCGATTCGGTTGATCTTAGCAATTGCTTCTCTGAGGACGATGTTAACAATCTATCAGCCTTTAAAAACGTTCCCGACTCGTTATTGAATTGTTTGTCTTCAGAAGAACAATCAACACCGAGTACTCCGCCAGATACAAACGAACGGCCACTTTCAAACAATCTATCCGATTCAAACAACCAAGCAATTTCAAACCATCAACCACACTCAAACACTGAACAGGTAAGCGACATGCCGAAACCATTTACACCAGAAGAGCTGCAAAATGCAGTAAAAGCTGAGAACCAACGCCAGTTAGACATTCGAGCGTTATGTACTCAGCACAAAGTAAGCGATGAGCTGACTAACGAGTTGTTGGTTGATCTTGAATGCTCAGTTAATAAAGCATCAGCCAAGATTCTAGAAAATATGGGGGAGCAAACCGTTACAGGTCAGCGTCAACCCGAATCTAATTTAACGGCTTCACACATTCGCGTTGATAACGGAAACCACGTTAAAGATGAACTACAAAATGCACTCAATGCGCGAGCAGGTGTGGCAGAGCTAGAGAAAGATAACTCGTTTGGTAATGAGTCATTATTGAACATGGCCAGAGCCTGTTTAGATGTGAATGCTCGTAGTGCAGTGACCAAGAACGAGCTGGTGAACCGAGCGTTTAACTCAGGTGATTTTGGCGACATTATCACTGAAGGCATTCGCACCGTTATGTTGGATGAGAAGAAGGTTCGTTCTCCTCTATGGCGTGATTTGGCTAACGTTGAGAACCTAAGTGATTTTCGCGAAACAGAATTGGTGATGGTGAACGATGCACCTGACCTAATGGGCGTGGGTGAAGACGGTGAATACAAAGCAGCGACCTTAAAAGGCAGCGGTGAGCGTATTCAACTTGCTACGTTTGGTCGAGAGATTAAGTTTACTCGTCAAGCCATCATTAACGATGAGATTGGTTTAGTGGCCAAAGTGCCTCGTAAGTTCATGCAAGCCGGTTACCGACTGTCTGACAAACTGATGTTTAACGCTATCCTAAGCGGCAAAATGAAAGATGGTAAATCTATCTTCCAGAAAGCGCCAAGTGCCGATAAGTGGGGCAACCTCATTGATGATGTCACGGCAGCTGATTACACCGCGTTGATCATGGCTCTGCATAAGGTCTTTGCAACGGCGACGACAGTTCCTTTGAATGGTGATAAAGACGGTGGTGGCGATGCCTTGGATTTACGTGGTGAGTTTTTGATTGCTCACCCTGACCATGCATCAATGCTTGAAGCGGTACTCAATACCGCAAGTAAGCCAACTGAATTCAATCCAGCCTATAAGAAGTTCAAGAACGTCATTGAAACTGCGCGAGTTACTGGTGTGAATGGCGCATTGGCTCTAACAGGTAAAGACTTCGACACTGTATTGATGGGCTTCCTAGATGGTCAACAAGACCCGTGGTTAGAAACAGCGGATGGTTGGTCAAGCGATGGGGCTAAGTTCCGCATCACTTATGACATCACCTCTAAGGTTGTTGATCGTCGTGGCATTGCGAAGGCGACATTCAAGTCGAGTTAAAACCAAAGCAACTTAAAGCCAAGGCGAGTTAAAACACTTGTCGAACTTCATCCAATTCTAACTGGGAGCTGATTGCTCCCTTTTTCATGTTTCAAATTCTAAAAAGAGAACTGTTATGCAGCTTAGTAAAGGCAAAAAGATCGCGGTGATTGCACCTGTAGGCGGTTTTACTAAAGACGTACCTGTATTGGTTGGCGCACTGTTGGTTGTTCCTCATTTCACGGTTCAGGCAGGTGATGCGGTCACTTGTAGTTACGACGGGTTTTATGATGGGCCGATTAAAGCCGGTGATACGCCAGCTTTCAATTGTGAGCCTGCTTACTTTAAGGGTGGAGAGTTCACTAAGACTCTACCTTCTTCCTCGGGTGATATTAAGCAACCCATTGGCGTGTTTGTTGAAGGTGGTGTGTTGCTCATGGGTGAGGTGATCACTCAGTTCGTTGCTTAGGCGGCTTAGTATGAGCAGCGCATTTGATTATGCTCGGAGCCTTCTTCGAGCTTCCATCACTGACAGTTTCGGTTATACCATTTCAATAACAGCTTCAGATGGTGAACCTAAAGAGATTAAAGGCTATATCCAAAGTGCAAAGCGTGGAAACCATACGGTGCATCGCCTTATCACTAGCGAGTCGTTGCCCGAGTCTTGCAGTACTGTTTATCGCGACCTGAACTTTATGCTCGTTTATGAGCAGCCAGTAAAGGGCAACGGTACTGACAGCCAGATCAGCAATGAATATGTGATGGTGCCAATAGGTGAAGGGGCAAGCTCTAATGGTTGGTCTGAATTCACCGAGTAGCGTTACTAACGTTACTAACAACTCTCGAATGTTGATTGATTCTGAGTTTATTCGCAAATACGAAGCCTTTGAAAAAGAGATTCCCAAAGTAGTCAGCCGAGCCGCAACGCTAACCAATCGTTGGCTGCGAGCCGTCACGATGGCCGAACTTGGCTTTGAGCTGAAAATTGACAACAAGTCTTTGCGTTCGCGCTTTCGTACCTATAAGAACGGGCGGATTTCAAAGCTGTGGATTGGGGTTAATGAAGTGGGTGTTCATCGAACCGGTAAGCCAGTTCAAAATAAGCTTGGTGTCCGAGTTGGCAGTGAGTTCTATGAAGGGGCGTTTATCTCTTCAATGGATAGCGATGAGCTTTTGGTTTTCCGAAGAACGGGAAAGCAGCGTAAAAGCATCAAGCTTGTGACGGTCGATATATCAGATGACACCGAAAACATTGTGAGCAACTACTTGCCTGACATTAATCGCAAATTCGAGGAGTTTTTCCATCGTGAGTTCCGAACAGTACTTTCGCTCGCCGCGTGAGTGGGTCAAAAAAGTGGTTGAGCATTTAGAGCAGGCGTTGAGTATTCGTATTAAAACCTCTTATCAACGCTGTGCCAAAGAGCTAACCAGTACTCAGATTAGTTACTTAGTCGGTGAAGTTGAGCCTGTGAATAGTTTCTCTAACGATGGAAGGGCAAAGCACAATATTGAATTACGGTTTTTGGTTGAGGTGCCGACTTCAATCAATGAGTTTGATCTTGAAGCTTTGGATGCTTCGACCCGTGTAGAACGTGAGTTATCTAACGAGTTCTTCAATGTGGGTGACGACTTAGAAGAGAGTGTTTTGGTTTCCAATCTACCAAGCCGATTCAACCCAGAACTGGGCGTTTTTGCACGTACGGTGACCTTTAAGCAAACCATTCGTATGGGCCCAATTGCAGAGACAGCGATTGAACTAGCAGGAGTTGAAAGTGATGCAGTGGATGAATCGGTTACTGGCTCTTGAACGTAAAGTGCTTTCTTTGACTGAAGAGCTAGAAGATACAAACAGGCGCCTCGCTAACATCGTTCGTTTGGGAACGGTGGCGGTGGCCAATGAAGACACAGTAGATATAAAAACAGGAGCAAACCTTGCAAAAGGGGCTCCTTTTTTTGTGCCTAGTGCCGGAAGAGTCACTCATTACCGACGGCCAACTGTAGGTGAGCAATGCATTGTGATTAATCTTGGCAGCGGTGACAGCTTGAGTAATTCAGTCGCGCTGATGGGGCTGCGGTCTACTTTGTTTCCTTTCCCTACGTTGAAAGATAACGAGGTAATGACAGATTACGGCGGTGGAATGTCGGAGGTTTATGACCTGGATGAAGGCTCGTTAACTTGTACTTACCCTGGTGGCATGAATCTCAATGCTGATTTAACTCATGTTGGAAATCAAGAGCATTCCGGTAACACCAATCGCACTGGCGATACTATTTCTACGGGCAGCATTGTTAGTACCGGTTCGTTTAATCACCAAGGCGCGTTTGCTGTTTCTGGTGGAGTAGGCGGAGGTGCAGCGACGTTCGCCGGTTCAATGGAAGTAACGGACGGTGATGTTGTTGTCGATGGGTACAGTGTGAAGCTTCACTTCCATATTGACGATGAAGGTAGGCCAACCAGTAAGGCAAAACAATGATAGCAATTGATCAAGATACTGGGCTTACGGTAACGGGTATTAAAGCGTTGAGCTGTCGTATTAAGCGCGTGTTGACCACCAAGGTTGGCTCACGAGTAAAACGAAGAGCATTAGGCAACCGAGCGGTTGAACGATTGGGTAAAAATCAGAGCCCTTCAGAAGCACTTATCGTTCAAAACCTATCGATTGAAGCGCTGACCAATACCAACAATCAACTTGAAGGCTTAACCGTTGAGCAGTGTTTAGCTTCTTCTACATCAACAGGCTTTGTTGTGAAAGTGGTTGGTAAATGGCAAGGCGAACCGCTGAAAATGAGCGTTAATTTATGACGATATTAGCGAAAGAAGAAAGGCCCAAAGCATTCCAAGAGCCGAATTTTGAAACCTTGCTAAGTGAGTACATCGCATTTGCTGTTGCTCATTGCGCGGCAAGTGATGAGGAAAAAGCGGTTTATCTTCAAGAGGCACTCACCAATGACAGTGAGCTACTTGCTCAAGTCTTACAGTCACTTGTTCTCAAGTACATTGCTGACACAAGAGAAAAGAATTATTGGGCGCTGCAGATGTTTCGCAAGTATGTCACTGAAACCGATATGGTGGATTTGATAGCGATGCAGTACAGCTTGAAGCGTCAAACACTAACAGCAGAAGACAACTCTGTATTTCCTCCAAAGCCTGCGGTGATGGAATCTAATGAAGATCTTCTACGTCGTTTCGATTTGGCGGCTTATCAATTTCATACCACGGGCACTCGCCTTGGTTACCGTTTTCACGCACTAACACTTGATGAGCGGCCCGTGATTAAAGTGGAATCAGAAGCTGATGCCGTTCTAGTTCGTTATGAGTTTCCAAAGACTGCTCAACCTGCGTTGGTGAAAGACGCTCAAGCAAGAATGGTTGAAGCGAATTCAGGCAAAGTTGAAGTGGCGATTCTGAGCCGTGAAAGCGTGGATGGTGTGCCGAGTGCCGCTCTACTTGAACGGGCGAGTCAGTATTTGAATCGTGATGATATTGCTCAAGAGAGTGATGAAATCACAACGAAAGCAGCAATTCCAAAACCTTACCGAATCAGTGTGGTGCTCTATACCGGTGCTAACCCGAATAACCATGTCTCTCAAGAGCAGGCACAATTAGCCGGCATTACTTTTTCAGAGCGTAAGCACCGTTTGGAAGAGGTGATAGATGTTGAGGAAATTGGCCATGAGTTCTTTGAACTTGGCGTTAAGCGAGTGAAGGTTCTAGAGCCTGCGACGGATGTAACTTGTCGTTGGGATGAGGCGCCATATTGCACTGAGGTGATCGTTGATGTCAGAGCCGAATGATTTTATTAGTGTTCAACCAGACAACCGAACCCTTGTTGAAGAGTCACTGGAATATGCCTGGCAACAGTTACTCAAACAAACCGCTAATCCTTATCCTGATTTAAAGAACCCTTTACTAACACCTGATGAATTTGTTGTGCTTTTGGCTGGCGAACGTGGAGTCGCAGATTGGCAACCAAATGACACATTAGATCAGCAACGGCAAACTACGGATAAGGCATTTGAAATTCATAGCAAAGCAGGTACGCGGCTAGGGCTAAACCGAGCTCTATCGACGTTGGGCTTTCTTTCCGAAGTAGCGAGAGGCTCTTTACCTTACTCGTTAGATATTGAAGCCGAGGTAGAAAAGGGCGCATTAACCGGCGACCTTCAAAAGCGTTTATCACAGCGTGTGACCACCTATAAAAGTGAACGTGATTCAATCTCTTTGGATTTAGTTCGTTCTACAACGATAGCTAGGAACGTTGCCTGCTTTGGTGAAACAGGGGTGATCAGTGATAGCCCTCCATTTATTTTTCAAGATCAAGAACGTGTCGTTTCAATGCGAGTTGGAATATTGAACGAAGCGTATGTTTACAGTGATTCGAGAGCCGCAATATGACGCAAATGACACCGCAACAACTGAATGCGCTAGATACTCAGGGCTACCAAACATTAGTGGGGATTCAAGCAGAAGCTGCCGCTAAAGCACTGGGTGAGAAAGTCTTAATTACTCATATCAAAATTGATGGTGGTTTATTAGCTGAGAATCAGTCGCCGATTAATGTCACCGAGATGGTCAATGACTTGGGCGCTGATGGGCTATTCCCTGCAACGGTTAAGCAAGATTTAGATAACCCAGGTGAATTCATTGTTCAAATCAGTATTTCTGCTGATCACCATATCAATAATCAGGGTTATCAAATCTGGGGCTTAGCCGCGATAACCGACAAAGGCGAGCTCTATTCATATCGTCGTGTTGAAGGGGATTTCAAAAGCTATAAACCAGGTGACGCGAAGAGCTTCATTTATCGTCTACGCTTTCAAACATCCAATGCAGAGGTTATTAACTTCACGGTTGATCCTTCAGTGGTGCTAGTGTCTGAAAGAGATTTAAATGAGTTTGACGAGAAGCACAAAGCGGAAGAAGATCCGCATGGGCAGTACCCGTTAGCAAGTATCGCTCAGTTTTTACCTTATGACCCTAACCGAGTGTATTCAGTCGGTGAGATTTGCTACTCAAAAGACCAAGCTACAGGTGAACTTAGTTATTGGCAGTGGTATTCAAATGTTGAATCACTTGCAGGTAAATCCCCTTTGTTGGATGTTAACCGTCACATAGGTTGGGCAGATAGCACAAAGCCATTTTATTGGATTCCATACACAGGTGATCAGATTGGTATGCCGTTTTTTTGGTTAGATACCAACGCCCCAGAGTGGGCTGTGATGGAGATAAATGTTGATTTACCTATCGCTGTATATTGGCGATTAGCGCGCAGATATCCGCACCTTGTGACAAGCAATATAATCAACACCGGTGACATTCGAGGTGAGTTTTTGCGAGTGTTAGATCAAGGGCGGGGAATAGACGTAGAACGAATATTAAACAGCGGTCAATTGGACGCTATGGAAGAGCATTACCATGAATATCAAGCGTTCAGACGAGTAGGGAATTCTGAAGAGTTGCTAACGCCGGAGCGAAATTTCACCCTCACTGGAAATAATACATCTGGAATTAGAGGAGCCAAATCAGCCAACGAAACTCGACCTCGAAACATTGCGAGACCAATGGCTATTACAATCTAAGGAGTCAATATGATCGAAGTAAAACAATATTGGCCAATTAATAGCCAAACTAAAGAAGTGCAACCACCTATCGAAGCACAAAAGCGTGGTGGTACTTGGCATATATCTAAAAACGCGTTATTGAACGAGCCTGTTTCTAGTAAAGAAGGCTATGCAGTCGTTGCTATTTTTGATGAAAACGGCATTCCAGTTGGTTCTGAGCTGATTGAAGACCACCGTTCTAGTGGTGTTTATAAAATATCAAACTGCGCAGAGTCGAAAGTTATCACTGAACTTGGCCCAATTGAAGATGGTTGGACAGAACTAGAGCCCAGTACTCATTTTGATGTTTGGAAAAATGGTCAGTGGGTGTTAAACGAACAAGCCAAGTATGAAGCTGAAGTATTGGAAGTGAGCAACAAACGACAAGCACTTTACCAAACGATGGTTGACCCGCTAAATAAAGAAGCAGCGATGGCTCGACGTATTGAAGTAAACGAAGACAAAGCGCAAGCCAATGAAGCGCAAGCCGATGCTGCTTACTTAAAAATCCGTGATGAAAACCCCTGGCCAATCCCACTTACAAAATAACGTAATCAATTAAACAACCAAACCCGCCAGTGCATGTACTAGGCGGGTTTTTTATTGGAGCTAGTTCATGGCAAGCACTGAACAAACACCTGTATCCAAACTAAAGCTGTACCCATTATTAAAACCCCTTCGTCAGAATGGGCGATGGTGGTTTCCAGATAAAGACCAAACCATTTCACTCTTACCATCACAGGCCACAATGCTATTGCTAAGTGGAAAAATAGGTAAGCCAGTATCACCGAAAGTAGTCACTGAAAGTGTCAAGCTAACGGTGAAAACTACACCTGAAAAAGAGGGCAAGTAATGCTCGCACCAATTCAAGATTTTGAACTCAATGGCGTTGAAGTTAAGACAATTGAACCAATGCCAGGCATGGGGCCACTTGCCTTGCAGGTAGTGCACCTAATCGGTACTGCTACGAATAAAAACGCAGGGCTAAATTATGATGAGCCAACTCGGTTGTGGAATTACTCCCACGCTATGTTGATGCTCGATAGTACGGGTGATCGTGAAGGATCACTGCCTAATGTTGTACGTTACTTACTTGAGTATGTTCAGTGTATTTTGTACGTTACCGTTGTTGCTGAAGGTGTCGATGCTGCAGCGACAGAAGCTGCAATCATCGGTGGTGTTGATGGTGCTACGGGGGCGATTACTGGCTTACAAACGGTAAAGGCTTGCGCTGAAACCCCAACTATTATTGCAACTCCTGGCTTTACCTCAAAACCTGTCGGGCAAGCACTAGCATTAATGGGGCGAGATGTTCGCTGTCGACCTGTCTTGGACGGGCCAAATACCAATGACATGGCAGCTGGCGAATTCGCGGCAGATTTTGGTGCAGAGGGTACTGGTGAAGATAAGCTTTGTATTATCGACCCTTGGTTCTTAAAAACCTACGATGGTGTTCAGTTGCTAATGCCTGCTTCCATTGCATTAGTTGCTGCAATGGCCTCGGTTGAAGGGTATGAAAGCCCTCAGAATCGAAGCATTCTTTGTGATGAAACAGCTCGTAACGTGTCATATAAAATCAATGACAAAACTACTCAAGCCAACTTCTTAAATAAACACGGTGTAGTGACTATCGCTCGTACACGTATGGGAGGCTACTCAGTCATTGGTAACCGAACTAATACGGGGCGTTTTATTAGCCATGTTGGGCTTGAAGATCTTATGGCTCGTAAACTCGAAGAGACAAGTCAGCCTCTCATGGGTAAAAACCTGACTGAAGAGTTCATGGAGCAGGTAATTGATCGCCTAACTAACTGGGGCCAGAACCTTGTTGCTCAAGGCGTGATTCCTGTATTCAAAGCGTTTCTTCATCCAGATAAAAACAACCTAGAAAACTATAACTCTGGGCGATGGTACTTGTGCGTGAATTACGGTCGATACTCACCAAACGAACACATGGTGTATGAAATGAGTGTTGATAATGGTTTGATTGAAGCTTGGTTAGAGGAGGTTGTAAATGGCTGATCGTATTCGTATGCGTCTTACGGCACTGGTTGAAGCGGTGCCTTTGATGAATGAAATTGTGGAGTTTACGCCACCTGATTTAAAAGCGAAGACCGCCTCAAATGATGGCGGTTTTTTTCAATCTGATGATGTGGTTGGGTTTGAAGCCTTAAAGTGGACGTTAAAAGTGCATGGTGATCATCGTGCATTGCAAAACTCATTGGGCCGCTTCTTCATGGACAATGCTCAAATCAATATCACGGAGCAGGGTAAACATACCGACGGTATGAATTAC